TTCGATGCCGTAGGCGTTGTCATAGGCTAAGTACCGCCAGCGTTCCGTTTTTAGCGTTTTGTAGATCCAAACCTTGATCGCTTCGTTTTCAGTCACGATTTTGTGCTGCCCGTTCTCGAAAATAAAGCGATCGCTGTCAAAATCCCATGCATATTCCTTGAAAACATCCAACGTGCTGGATGCTTTCGCGCTAGATCCGGATACAAACGGATTACTCATCTTCACCGCCCCACAATCTGACGATTTTATCCAGCACAATGTACTGCTGCTTGCTGCCGTCTTCACTCATCATCGGCATAATCGCTACGTGATCGCCCGGCATTAAGGTATCTGTATAGATGATGGTATCCGTGTAATCGTTGTTAATCTCATGATGGTGAGCTTCATAGGCTGCGTCTCCACTTCCCCCTGCTGCGTCCTGCGTAGCAGATACAACGTGTCCTTTCGCTTCTCTCTCATATCCGGCAAGCAAATAATGACTAATCCATAATTCTTCCTTTTCCAGCGGTATGCCGTTATATTGTATTTTGATATTTGGCGGCGATTCCAGTACCTTCCCAATCTGTATGGATGGACTGTTTACATTTTTTCCTACACCCGCCATGATCCTTAGTAACGAACCGTAAGGATTTTTATTTTTCATGGTATCACCCCGTACTTGTCTTCAAAATCTTTGTCGGCTGTAATCCGCCCATTTCAGTATAATCACTGCCATGTACGGTTATGTTTTGCCCGGAACTATTTCCATAATACCCGCCATTGCCATCATAGATCACCGCGTGATCATTGTCTCCATATATGATTGTATCGCCTTTACTTAAACTGTCGGCAGAATAGTCCATAACCGGGATGCCGTCTGTAGATGCATCCGCTACCAACGTATCTACGTTTACCACTCCATTATTGCACTCTGTCGCAAGAAATGGGCTGTAGTAGCTTCCGATCTTTCCTACTGCTTCCACACAGCCTTCTTCTCCGTATTCCATCGTAGTGTTTCCCCATGCTTCCCATCCCGTATCCAGTCCCGTTGCTATGTCCAAATTTCCGGATCCGGTCGTCGTGGCCGTGGTGAGTGCTGCAGATGCTGACGGCAGATAATCCAATGTCAGGTTCATGGTATGTATGCCGTTTCCGATGGTATGTTGATCGCTCTTGATGGTAAAAATTCCCTTGAGTTGTTCTTCTTGGACAGTCACCGCATAGCCTGCAATGCACTGTATATTTCCAACTGCATTCAAGGTAGATTTGAACGCCACCGTCTTTAATAATGCCCTGGCATTGCTCTGCGTATCTTGTTTGGGATCGACCTTGTACACATCCGTAATCGTCCCATAGGCCCCGACATCACTATCGTCAGTAATGGCTCCGATCGTCGCGCCGTTGCTGTCCACGATGATGATCTTGCTCACCATATCCTCAATGGATTCTTCGTGCTGGCTGTTTTCTACATTGACACTATCAGATGCCACATAGTTTTCGATTACAGTTGATTGCTCCACCACATACAATTTTTCCTGGTTCATGTAAAAATGATAGTATTTTCCAGTTTGTGCCGACGCCAGCGTAAATATTTTCTTTAGGATCTCTGTGTAGCTCATGGCGTCTGCAATGAAGTTCAGTATCGTTCCGATCGCACAAATATTTCCTATGGCAATGCCGTTATCATTGGCAATCTGTGTGATCGCTGTTTCTGCCATGACGTCAGAAAACTTCCGCGTCGTCTTGCTTTTGGCAAGATAAATTAGGCGATCATACGCGGTATATTCAAACGTAAAATCGGCCGTGTTGCGGTTGCGTGTAAAGACGATCCCCCGAAAGCATTCTGTTTCTTTGGACGTATCACTGTCCACTTCGGACATGGCGATGGTATCTCCAAGGATAATGTCTTGATTTGCAAAACCGATATCTTTTAGATTGTAGGCGATGGAGAAACTTAACTTCCGGGCTGCCTGATCAATGTCGCCACTCCACGCACCGCTTGTAACATAATATGTGATATCGACGGCTGTTCCCGTTATGCGTGATATCCATGTAAATTTAAACATTTTCGCCGTTCACCTTCAGTATGTCCTGTTCCTTGTTGTACATAATAATATCGCCAGTGTTAATGCCTCCATTTTTAATTAGTTTGGTATACAGTGCCATTTTTGTCGTATCACTGGATCCCATGGCAACCGTTGTCCCAATAAGTCGGCCTACCACGTCTCCCACACTATCACCTGGATAGGTTTTGACGCTTTGCAACACCTTTGCGGCCGTAGATATGTCTGTCCTGTCTTTTATCCCTGTTAGGTCTGATTGCTGCGTGGTATCTATAGCAGACCCCACAAAGATATATTCTGCCATAGCTAGCGAAAAATAGACGTCTCCGGTCCCGTCTTCTTCCCACCATTCAAACCGGTCAATGCTGACCGGAAAGTTGAGCGCCGAAATGCCACTTACCATAAACCGGCAAGGGCGTCCACTTTCTTTCCATGTTTTAATTGTATTAACGTACGAATAGGGCGTTTCCGGGGTGCAGGAGCAGAATGTATACGCTTGATTTGGAAAAAAGGATTCCAACATGACATGTGCCAGCCCCTTTTTCCCCAGCATATTGAGTTCGCCAATGTTATTGATATTGATTACCTGGTTATTCTGCTGGTATTGTACGCCGAATTTCTTCGGCCCCACGGGAAACTGCAGGCTGCTGCCGTTGTTCATCAAGTATATCTCCGGTGCTCCGGCGCCATTGGCCGATGTGATGGAATTGAACAGACTAGATACAAAACTCACCTACACCGCCCCTTCCGCACTATTCCCTGCATACGATTCTAATTCTTCAACAAATTGCTTAGCAAGCTTATGGATATCCGCTTCTTCCCGGACGATAACAGTATCTGCCAGCTTAGCAATTGAAATGCTACTTGTAAAACCACGTTCCGCTCTGCCGCGTTCATATTCTTCCTGCATCGACTTGTCATGTGGAATGACGCGCGTTCCGGTCGGCAGGTCTACGATTTCCGGTCCCGCATCATGGATCATGGCGATACCACCCTGCCAAAATTCCGTTCCTTGTGCCAGGTATGGAATATTCGGCTGATAATGCTTTCCGCCAACAGCCGGAACCCAATCGGGAATATCCACTGACACTCCGTTAATGCCGCCGATTACTGCATTAATAGCGGCTTTAATCCCACTCAATACCGTTTCGCAGATGCCTTTGATTTGATCAAAATAGCCTTTAAATATCTCGCATACCCCTTGCCATGCTAATGACCAATTACCGGTAAATGCACCAGTTACAAAATCAATAATGCCCTGAAACATTTCAATAATGCCGGATATATGCGGAGCAATTGCATTTATAGCCCATTCAAACGTATTGACAATTCCGCCCCACACTGCTGCTATCAAGGCTTTTGCTTGATCCAAATGTGTGCACAATAAATAGACCAAAACGATAACAGCCATAATTACAAGTCCAATGGGATTGACAAATAATAATTTAGCGGCCGAACCCACCAATTTAAACGTTGATGCTAAAGATGTTAAATTTTTAATAATAAACGGAATCATGCCGCCGGCCTTGCTTAGTATTGCTGCGAATTTCATCGTAGCTCCAAAGATATTGCCAAACATACTAATAACTTTCCCGCCGGTTACACTTAATATTCCAAATGTAATAATGAACTGCAATGCGTTAAACACGACTTCTTTTTGTGAATCACTTAATGAGTTGAACACCCCTGTTACCAGTCTTATCATGGCTGCTCCACGTGCAAACAACGGTGCCAGCCCATCCGCCAGTTCTATTCCAGCATTTCGCAACTCATTCATGGCTTTCACCGTTTCTGCGGAGGGTGTTTTGATTTTCCCCAGCGCGTCGGCTGTGGCCCCCTGTGAATTTCTGATTTTATCCAAGTAGGTGTTATATTCTGCTAGCCCGTCAGAAGACGTCAGCATTAATGCCATTTTAAATGCGTTGAGATCCGGGATGATCTTGGCAATAGCCTGCTCGTTCCCGCCGGTTTTTTCCATAACTTCCTGCAGAAATGCTGGAAATCCCACAGATTGAATATGTGCTCTATTAAGTTCGATGCCAAAGTCCTGGGCGGCCTTAATGGCTTTCGGCGATGCCTTAGAAAAGCTGTCAAACATATTTCGTAATGCTGCGCCCGCTTCTGCTGCTGGAATTTTGTGTGCGCCCATAAGGGCAAAGGCAGCACTCATTTGCTGCACGCTGATGCCTGCATCCGCCGCACTTTTCGCGATCGGTGCCAGGGCGGCGTTCGTCTCTCGCAGCGGTACCTGTGCCAGCCCGGCCGTTACAACCATCTGATCACTTAGCCGTGCCGCATCCTCTACAGTTAGGTAGTAGGATTTGGTGAACGTCGTTAATTGCTGCATCGTGGTTCCTAGGTCATCGCCCGCAACTTTAGATAGTTTAATGGCGTTTTGTACGTATCCCAATGCATCTGCTGCTTTGATGCCGCTTTCTACTGCCGTTTTTGTTGCATCTGCTACTGTTTCAATAGCGACGCCCGTGGCATTGGACACGTCCATCATGCCTTTTTTAATCTTTTGTAATTCTGCCGGTGATACGTTTCCCAGCATGGATATTCGCGCTGTAATTTTATCTAGCGATTGTGCCAGCTTGAATCCCTCTGTTGCCGCTCCGGTCAGTGTGGCCACAAATGCGATTTTTCCTACGGACGACATGCTTTTTCCGATGTTATCGATGCTTTTCGCCGTTCGTTGATTTATTTTTTCCATTTCTACCGCACTTGCAGAATAACTTTTCGTTGCGCCGGATAATACTCTTGTCTGTGCTGTCGCCGCTTTCATGGCTGTTTCACTGGTTTTTACAGCCGTTTGCGCTGTTTTAAGGACTGGTGTAAACTGGTCAATCAGTCGCAATGTGGAGTCGATCATCCTCATCGTTTCGCTTCCTCCTCTCGTTCTTTCATTTCGTGCCGTACGAAGGCGTATACAATTCGTTTTTCACCAAGTGGCATTGCGTATACGTCGCCTGGGTTTTTATGGTGATAACGGAAAAGGAAGTACATTCGCTGTACTTCCCCGTCCGTCTTGATTAGTTTTTTACTTTTTCATCGACTGCATTCTGGTCTTCGTCGTAGCCTGTCAATTTTTCTATTTGGGATTTGATATTGCTGATTTCACCGGCCAGGAACAACTTAGGAATCAATTCTGCCGGTGTTGCTGCGCTGAAATGTTCCAACAGCTTGGCATCTTTCAAGTCCGGATCTACGATACCAGCTAACAGGGTATGGATCTGTGGATCGTATAGATTTAGATCCTCAAATTGCCCTTTCCGTGTTAATTCGACCGTCATGCGTTGGATTTCTGCCGCCTTTCGGCTGCCCATGGCTTGGATCGTAAGTTCAAATTTGCAGCCCAGCAATTTAGACAAGCGTTTAATTTCCATTTTTCCGGTCGGTCGGGCGCTTACTTTTGCAATATCAGCTTGCAATAATCTATCAACCAAATTCATATGTTTTTTCTCCTATTCATCCGCTGTATCCAGCAGTTCCCAATCACTAAACGTAAAATTATACGTATCTTCTCCGGCTTTGGCGTTTTCCCAGTTTGCCAGACTGAGATTATCAAATACCGCATCCTTGATGGCCACGCGTTCCGCTCCGATCGCATCCGGATCATCCAGCTTGCTGATAATCGTACATGTCGTTGTAATCCCATTTTTTAAATCATCACCCAGCTTCGTCAGAAAATAGGATGATACGTGTGCCAACTTAACAGATCCTTTGCCACTGTATCCAACAATTTTATTGGATTCTCCCATTTTACGAGCGATGGGAACAACCTGTTTCTTGGCTTCAATTGCAGCGCTAAACGAGGCAGTTTGTGCCATGTACGTTCCATCTATCCATAGTTCTCCCTTGCCGCCGTTCATGGCGCGCTTTGCAACCATTCCGTCCATGTTTTACACCTCCTTAGATGGTAACTTCCAAATCAATGTCTTCAATAGCATCTAAAATTTTGATGTTAGCTGACAAAAACACCTGATCACGTGTATTGAGTTCCTTTACTGCCAACTCGTTCATCGCGGCCAGCTCTGCGCTGGTATAGTCACCATTGGATATCAGGTAATTCTTTTGTGCTGTTACGTTCAGGCTACAACTATTTTTCCCTGGATCCAAAATGCCTTCTGTTTCGAGCGTATCAAAGTAACCTCCGATCGCTGTAATCAGCAGGCATTTATTGTCATAGCTATTGGCGTATTTACCAATATAGTAATCATTGGCTGTATCTTTGATGTCGTCATGGATCATGTCCATCGCGTCCACCAATTTAATTTTTTTGAAGTCAATGCCTTTATCCTGCGTCGTCGTGATAAACGAGTTGACGCCTCGTGCAATTTTGAACTTTTCGCCATCATACATGACAAACAGCTCACCGTTGCCGATTTTTGTATCCATCTGATCCAGCGTGTATTTGTCGCAATCCAGCACTTCCGACAGTGGTGCGAAGGTGCAGGAAATCGTCATCGGCGTACCGCAAATGATGCCAGCAATGCGGGAGCAATACTGCGCGGCCGTAAATGTGCCGTCTGCAGTTGTTATTTTGGTATTCGTGAAATTGATGACGCCTTCGTTGTCTGCTGCGCAATTTGGCAGCACGGCCTTAACCTTTTTGTCCTTAGTCGTGCGCATGGTCTTGATCCACGTCGCAACGGTTTGTGCGTCACTGGCAGTGATATCTGGGATAACCAGGTAATCCCATCTGGCATGTTCCAGTTCGAGCAGCGTCGCATTGTAATCTTCCGTGGTCGCATCCTGTACATAACACAAGATATGTTTCGGTGCCGTCTGATATCCCATAAGCGCCAGTTCGATTTGCTGTTTGTTGCTATCCGATAGTGCATCCGGGATGTCGGTCGTGTCGTAGACGATAAACGGCGTTGCAAAAGAGTATCTTGTTGTCGTGCTGGTCGTCGTGATCGTTCCCGTTCCGGATGTGGTGAAAGCCCCTGGTGTATTACCGCCTCCCGCTGTTTTTTCGGTTATTGTCAGTATCCCCGATGCGGCCACGGCAGTATATATCCCTGCGATCGCTGTATTGGCCATGAGCGCCGTCGCTATATTGGTGGCTGTCGTCGCCACAGTTGTTCCTACAGCAAAATGTGTGGCATCGTTAGTACTCGCTGTAGCGGTAAATGTAGCACCACCAAACGTAATCGTATCGCCGGCCACAAAATTGGCGCCTATAGCTGCCACCAGTTTTCCCGCTACGGTTAAATTGGTTTCTTTCAATATCATGGCCACAATGCCCCGTGAGCTGCGCTCAATGGCGCTTACGCCGGTGGACTTGAATGCAATAATAATACTCGGAAATTTAATTCCCATTTTCTTTTGTCCTTTCATTTAATGTCATATCCGTATCGACGGTTTCCATGAGATCGAATCCGCTATCCGGATCATATCCCGTAGAATCTTTATATTCTATTGCCATTGTGATTTGGATGGTATGCTGCTTTTCTCCCAGGCGTACCGATGTGATGGATTGTACGGTCAAAAAACGATCCGCTACGGCAAAACCGTCCATAAACAGGTCTTCCAGATCATCTTCTACCGTTAATAATGCGGCTTGCTTGTTCATGGTTGGAAGGTAGGTAATTATAATGCTTAACGTGTTGGATGTGGTATTTTTATTGTCGATTCCGGCCGTTTTTACCAATTCGCAGAAGAAAGAATCACCCCGAAAACCGTCGACGACTTCGCCCATATAGGGCTTAGATTTTGGATATTTTGTTTGTATTTTTGCCATAACCGCTTCCAAAATCTGTATTTTTGTGAGCATTTATCCTCCTATTTTCTTTGTAATGTCCTTAAAAAACTTCTCCATTTCTACTGGTGCAACATTTTTTTCTACTTCTTGTGCCGTTTTTTCGAGAAAATGCGTCCCTGGCGTGAATCGCAAAAACACGCCAGACCGCGTTACTTGCCGATGGCCTCGTTCTACCAGGTGAAAATGCGGCGAGGTGGACCAGATGTTATATTGCAACTCTTGCCCGTTATAGCCGATCACTTCTGACTTCCACGATTTCTTGAGTTTCTTTTTTGTATCATGGCCAGAATCTGGTGATGCATCTTTGAGCATCTTCTTCATCTTATTTCCGACGCGTCGCAGGTGCTTTTCGGCCGTTCCCGGAAATTGGTTGGCAGTTTCCACTATATCTTTTGTGATATCTTCCAATCCCTTCGTGTCAAAACCATCATCCATCGTTAACGCCACCCCGTTTCGTGACAGTACAATATATCTCCAAGGATGTATGCATCATAAACGGATCTACGATGCTATTGATATAGTACGTATCCCCGGCATACTTGATGAGCATGTCTGCCGTGACTCCCTTCCGGTATCGGATTGTGATTTTAAACGTATCTTCATTGTTGACGCGCTGCGCTTCGTAGTATTCCTTGCCGCGGGTTCCTTCGATACGCGCCCAGGCGGAAAAGATCGGCGTCGGCTCCTGCTCCAACATATCTAGATCGTTTCGCACGTCTTCCAGTGCATAGAAGTCCACGCGCCGGTTCAACTTTCCGGCGTTCATACGTATTCCCCACTCATGGCAATATGATTCAGCAGCATTTCCGCCGAGTACGTGATATTGGTCAGCGTTCCTGGTGTCTGAATTCCCCTATTTTCATACCAGTGCGATACGATGATCTCCAGTACTTGATTGTACAAATCTGATTCGTGGATATCTATCGGTCCAGACGCGCCTTGCATTTTCGTTTTGCCGGTCTGCTGCAGGATATATTCATCGGCCGCGCTCATGAGCTGTTTAATCAACCCATCGTCCGCCATCATGTCGTCATCTATCCGGAGATACGTTTTCATTGTTTCCAGCTCCATACTGTACCTCGCTATCATGTAATATGGGGCGATTACTCGCCCCATATCTTACTTATGCTCCTACCGTTACCGTTACGGACAGTACATCGTCATCACTCAGTGTCACGTTGATAGTCTGCGCCCCATTATCCAATGCCGCAAAATACGTTTTGCTGATCGTAAGAATACCGTTGGCATAGGTATAATCGGAAGGCTTTAATGCCGTATTGCCGTTTTTGACAGATATCAGCGTTACGCCAGTACCGGATGTGATGGTAAATGCTACATCAGCAGCCGACGCTTTGCTGAACGTTTTCGTGGTCGGTGTAATGGTGTTTACAATTTTGCGAAGCAATGCAAATGCCCTGGTCGTCATGACGTTTCCATCTACTACGGCGTAGCTTAAATAATCCGTGGTACGTTCCTTTACGTGATCTTGCTGATACAACGTAATATCTTCATTGGCATTCATAACATACCCTCTGTTTACGTTGGCCAGCAAGATTTCATTGTCGTTTACCCCGTCTTCTTCTTTTACCGTAATCCCAAACAATCGTCCCACGCCGCCGCTTGATACGTCGGGAACAAACATCGGATTCCCCTGTGTATTGACTATATTTGCCAGCACGTCCCAAATCGTGGCATTTTTAGCATAGAATGCTGCTCCGGACAGGTACCCGGACTTGATTAACTTCATGACACCCGTCATCGTTTTATACGTTACTTCGGTCCCAGCCGCATAGTCTACAATCTGCGGGGCATTCGTTTCTGCCTCCAGTGCCGACACGATACCAAGAGGCTGCGCCTTGAACGTATCATTTTCGCCCGGCTTGCCAGGGCCATGAACAATGCCTTTTGCCAGGGCATTCCCCATTTTTTCTGCCAGTTTCGATGTGACATATGCCAGGAACGCATCTATGGACATTTTTTTCATTTTCCAAGATACTGTAATATTCTTGGACAGTTCACATCCGTCCAGGATGATGGAGCCAAATGCAACGTTGCTGTCTCCTGTTGGCGTATCTTCGTCATACCATTCCGCATCCGTGCCCGGATCTGTTTCCTTGATGATCTTCACTTGTCCGGCGACGTCTGTCATAGAAATATCGTTCAAAATCGGATGTGCTTCTCCAATCTCTTTCCAGATGCCATCCCGCATCGTCTGCGGAATCAGTACTTGATTGCCTTCTGCGGTTTGTGCGGCGTTACGGAACTTGACATTCACGCTGTCAAATACAGCGGCTTCTTCCATATCCATCTGCTGTCCCATCAGGTACTTAGCAAATGCGCCGCGATAGGTATCGTCATCCGACTTTTCGGTTTCTATTTTGTCGATCGTTGCCGGATTTACTACTGGTTCGCTTTTCGTTGCGATGTTGGTCACAACGCCGTTCCGTTCCAGTGCGGCGATGTCCGCCTGCGCCTTGGCAATGGTTTCAAACTTACTATCCAGATCTTTGACAGCCTGCTCTTTGGCCTTGTAGCCTTCGGTATTGCCCGCATCAATGCAGTCTTTCGCTTCTCCCAGTAATGTATTGCGCTGTGCCAGATATTCTTCCCTGTTCATAATTGTTCTCCTCTCAATGTAAGCAAATTTAATCTGCATTCGTAGATTTCTTTTTCACGGTTCTTTCGATCCGCAAACATTTTATGTGTTTTGTTGATGACGGTGACTGGCAATAACCCCTGTATACTTGCCGTGAGTACACCACCGGCATCAAACATGATTCCATCGACAAATCCTTTGTCCTTGGCTTGCTGGGCGTTCATCCATGTTTCTTGGTCCATTAAATCCAGTAAGGTTTGCTGATCCATACCTGTTTTTAATTGGTATGCATTGGCGATGGATGTGTTTATATTTTTCAGCAGCGCTGCTGATTGCTCCATATCGCGATAATCGCCCGCCGCTTGGCTCTGGACATTGTGGATCATTAATTGTGCGGTCGGCGCCATGAGAATGGAATCGCCGGCCATTGCTATGACGCTTGCTGCCGATGCTGCCAGCCCTACGATCTGCACATTGACGTTTCCGGCATAATTTTTCAGTGTGGAGTAGATCTCACTACCTGCAAACACTTCTCCGCCACCGCTGTTTATCTCCACATCCAAGTGTTCGCCTAACGCAACCTGCCCAATATCATTGCTAACCCTGCGCGGGCTTGTTGCATCCATCCCGAACCAGTCATAGACATCCTGGTAATCGTTGGGTACAATCACGCCGTTAATTTTTATTTTCGCCATTCGTTTCACCTCCTACTGTTGGTGTATCCGCTCTGCGGATTGGCTTGTCACCGCCCTCGATCGGCCCCATATGTAATATCTGCCGCCATTCGTTTGGCGTCAGAGCTCCGCGGTCCACCATCTGAAATAGATTGAGTTTTGTTGCCATAGATGCATATTCCAAATTACTGGCTTCAAACACAATGCGGTTACCAAACCCAATTTCACGCATGGAAAAGATCTTCCGCGTGAATTCATTCGACATCTGTATGCTAACCGGTTCAATGACCGATTCAAAATAGGCGTTCCAATCGTCTTCTCCGTATTTGCTCTGGATGATTTTCTCGTTGACGCCAAAATAATTGTAAATGCGCTGGATTGTCTTATCCATTTGGGATGCATTAGGGACGTAGTCCGTCGGTGTAACCTGGGTGACATCGGCTTTGGTATCGGTTCCGGCAGCGCCAACCAGATTCTCTGCATCGGCATCCGCATCCTCAATTTGCATAAAGCTTTCAATGAACTTATTCGTGTTGGCCTTGATATCTTCCGGCCGCATTGGGATTTTGTACTTCAGCAGCCATTTAATGACAGCGCTGTTTTTAACAGCTTTCACAATGCCCTGATCAATGGTGGTAACGATCTCCATGAGCGGCAATAATGTTTCTGTATTCGGTTCTCCGAACAGGTCGTTCTTTTTAAAATCCTGCCGGAGGTGGATGATATCATCATAGGAAAACGTCGCACTCTGCCCATTGCTCAGCACAAACCGCAAATACAATCGGAAATTGGCATCATATACCGCTTCCACGCTGACCGCTGATATTGGGTATAGCTCCATGGCGAACCCGTTATCGTCCCGGTTAATATACGCGAAAGCATTGTTGTTTAACGCGAGCTGTATCGCCATTTTTTCCCACATGACTTGACCTGTCATGTACGGATTTGGATACTCCAGCAGCATTTTGATGTATAGATCCGGGCTGACTTTCAGATCTGAATTGTTTGTCTGCCGGAGCTGCGTTGCTTTCAGTTTCCCAATTGACTTGTAGAACGGCCTGATGCAGCTACGTACAATGTCTGACCGGTATATGGTGCCATGCCAGCTATAAAAGCCGTTGCCGTATTGTTGTATGAGCTGCGTTCGTACCGCCGTGGGACTTCGATTGAAAAACGATCGCATTTGCTTGATAAAATTCATCTTCTCACCTCTAAATAATATTGGCATAGTCTTCCTGGTGCCGTTCCCATTCTACATAGGCATCCAGCATAGCTGCGAACCCATCAATACGCCGCCGTTGGTTGCTTGTTTTGCACGGTAATAGATTGGCATTTCGGTCTTCCGTGACGGATACGTTGGTCAGACACCATTTTGTAATGGGATTGTTTCCGTAGTTTATGATTTTTGCGTCCAGATCCGCGCCTAACGAGCGTAATGGGCCGGACAAGGTCTTCGCCCCCTGGATAACCGGTTCCACGACGTCTTCGCCGAAGTTCTGCTTCATTTCGGCAACAAAATATTGTGCAGAATAGCTATCATATCCCACCCATGGGATGTAAATATCGTACGTGTCGCGGATTTCCTTAAACCATTCAACGACATAGTGATAATCCACTTTGTTTCCCGGTGTCGTTCGCAATAATCCTTGATCGCGCCAGGTGGAATAGGGAATTTTGTCGTCCCGTTCCCGTGTCTCCAGGAGATCTTCCGGCAGCCAATACATGTGCATGTAATAAATCGTCGGTTGATCCGGCAGCATGAATAATACCGTTGCTGCTGTCAAGTCTGTCGTAATGGACAGGTCAACACCGCCGATGCCGTACCGTGGTTTGAGTTCTTTGACGTCAAACGTGGCGGTATTGTTCAATTGGTCGAATGTCATCCATGCTTGTGATGACGTTTCACGGATATTGAACTCTTTGCACACCAGGTTCTTAACTAATTTTGGATTGGCCTGCGCTTTTTTGACTTTTTCTGCGAGCTGTTCCAATGACTTGATGGTTCCCAGTCCTGGGTTCGCCTTTTTCCAACAGGTTGGATCTTGCCATTCCTTCCGGCTGTCCAATTCGTAGATGAATGGAATCACGCGATTATCATGATAGCCATTGGGATCTTCATATCCGTTGATGATCTGCTCCGCTTCATCGTACTTAGCATCATAAATATCTTCCCGGATGGTTCCGGCTGTCGATGTGATGTAAATCAACGGCTGTTCCCGTGCGATCACACCGTCGGCCATGATGTCATAGAGTGCACGGCCATTTTTCCATTGATGTATTTCATCCATCAGACAGCAATGCACATTTAAGCCGTCGAGCGTATCACTATCGCTGCCAAGCGGACGAAATACACCGTCATTATCATCGCAGCACAATTCCGCAACCAATGTCCGTACCTGTCGGCGTAACGATGGCGACTTTCGGATCATTCGCTTGGATTCGCCCCATATGATTTTTGATTGATCCTTCTTGGTGGATACAGCATATATTTCCGGCCCCGGTTCGCCGTCTGCAATCAACATATAGTTGCCAACGATGGAGGCCAGCAACGATTTGCCGTTCTTTTTCCCAACAATCAAAATGGATTCACGATATTTGCGGTTTCCCTCGATATCAATGAATCCAAAAATTGTTGCTAAATGTGCTTTTTCCCAAAGCTCTAGCTTAACATGATGACCGCCGTACTTCCCTTTGCTGTGCCGGCAATATTTTTCAGCAAATTCCAAAATATGATTCGCGCGTTTTGCGCTATAGAAGTATTCGTCCGGATGTTCGACATCGTGCATGATTTTCTGGTACGTGCGCCGGATTTTATCCCCGACAATCTCCTCGCCGGATTGAATCCGTTTCCAGTATTCCACGATCGGATTATAATTTGTCGGATAGTTCATACATCTTCACGCCCCTGCACGAATTTATCGAATTCATTTTCCTTGACTGCCGGCGGATCCCGAATAATGAACTCCGACAGTTGTTTCATAATAGATTGATAGTTCTTATTCATGGTGTTGTACAATCTGGCAATCGGGCGTTCTCGTTGGTATGGTTCGGCTTTTTCCGACTGGCTGAATAGTTCCGTAAAGCCGTTTTCATTTAAATCTTCTTCCATATCTTCCAGTGTAACCCTCATATACGCCGTACGCTTCACCAGCCCGTCAATGTGGGATTTTTCATTTTTCCCTATCCCTTTGTATATCGTATTTAGTCTGCGTATTTCTTTCTTAATCCGTCTATCTTTTTCCATTTCGTCCAAAATAAATTTCTCCTTTCTGCCTAAATTTTTACCCCTCCCCACACGGGAGGGGTCCCACATGCGCGACCTGTGTGTTATTCGAAACTTGGGCGCCGGTCCTCTCGAAAAAAAAATCCCAACTTTTTTAAGGGGGGTATAGGCCTTTATCGTTTAGCAACCATATTACCGTCTGCATCAAACATCACGTCATCACGTACCGGATCCGCCGCCGGATGATGCACGGCCTCATGACAGTTCTTACATAGGTATATCAGGTTATTCGGATTGAGTGTGATGTTCTGGTCGTGGATGTTCTGTGGCGTGAGTGGTATCTTGTGATGCACAATGTAGCCAGGTGTTCCGTTATGGCAGCGTTCACACAATCCAAAGACACTGCGGATGTACGCGTCCCTTCCTTGTATCCATTCCTTCGAGTGGTAGAACGCAACAGCCCAGGACTTTGCCATTACTTCAATACCCCATTGCGTTTGTGGCTGACGACCGGCTCATGGTTGATATCTGTCTGGTTGGTTTTCTTTTGACGATGCTTCCACTTGGCTTCGAATGAACGACACCGCTCATTTTCAATTACCAATTCGAAGTTCAGACACATGCCGCGCTGATTATGTTTGCATCGTGGATTGTCACAATAGTTCATTCGATTCATCTCCCCAAATAAAAAGCGCCCGCATCATCGCGCGAGCGCCTATATGTATTGCTGTGTTCCTACTTTTCGACACTATCATTATAGCATTTTAAAATTATTTTTTACTATTATGTTGCTTTTTGCTCAATATTTTGAATAAGCAGCTCTTTATGCTCCTGATGTAATAATCTCGTATTCTTTCGTTGAGATATGTGATAGCAGATGCATGAAGCGCGTAAATGTACGACTCTGAAAAATGCATTCGCCCGGCTACTTGCGGCCAATCGAGGAAATCAATGTAAAAATACAGCAACACGGTTTGACGAAGTTCGTCCGGCAGTAAACAGATAAACCGCTTGCCGTCGCTTTTCATTGTGTATAGTTCTCTTTCTTCTTTGTCGATTTGACGAATATAATTTTCAATGTGAATAGGAATATCCGCCAAATCATTATTCCGGCTGCCGCTTACTAACGGTTTGGTGAGGTCCTGCGTTTTGAGTAGTAAGCCATTTTGTTCTAGGTATTTTTCATAATTCAGTTCGTCAAGACGATACTTTTTACAGCGAATGCTCGCTAGGTATATTTTAGCATCTGTTATCCGTTTCAATCGCAATCTCCTTTTAAGACGTTTCTTTTGTGGATCCGTCCGCATCATCGCCGCCGCCATCATCGGCAAACAAATTCATTTGCGCGCGATCGCCATTAATATATGCCTCCGCTTCCTCGGTCAGCGTGTCCAGATCTTCAATGCATTCTTCACTGAGCAATAATGCTGGATCTTCAACCGGCTGCTCTGGATTGTACGAATCACAAGCTTTGTGTGGTGTATTCAAGTTTAATCCTGCCGGTGAGTTCTCCAACTTCATGGATGCGCTGATGGTGGCTCCCATAATCTGCGTATCTCCCCCGTAGCTAAATGACACGCTTTTCGTAGTAATGCGCTCCAGATAACTATCCGGTAGCTCGCACATATCGATGACATGTTTATATAACGCTATCATGGCACTATAAAACTCTGGACGTGCTTGATCCGAACACTGCATTGAATATTCATCGTAGCTACCGCTCTGAATTTCCCGTTCCCAAATTAAGAATATCTTGCCTTCCTTGGTGACCTTAATTTTTTTCATCCTCATGAGTTATATCGTTCCTTTCCCACGTTTCCATAACGATGTCGATAAATCCCATTAAAATAAAATTCTTTCCCCAAAGTCTAAACATTCTAATTCTTCTCCACTTATGAAGTGTTATGGTTATCTGAATTCCATACAATTATTCGTCACCGTCCTTCGGTAATGGTGCGATCGGCGCCCAAAATTCCGGATAAAACCACAATTTATTATTGTCGTTGCTATTTCTCCACACGTATCCGTCAGGACTATCTTTTATATAAGCGATGGCTCTAAATTTAGTGACGTAGTGACCATAAACTTTATGGCTATAATGTATGTCTGCCCCTACTAACAAGTCTGTATTTGGTGGCGGCGGAAGCTCATGAATATTGTTCCATCTCATATTAATCACCATCCTTTCGCGCCTTTAGCACTGGTTTTGGAATAAACTCTTTGTATAGCGGACAATTCATCTCATAGCCCATTCTTGTATCGCAATCATATGACTGTCCGAAAAAGAATCGCCATATTTTTGCTAACCGGCTTGTTGTAAGTATCGGCCGTAGCGGATTGGTGCAGCTGTCTCTGCATTTGCCGTATCTATCACATTCATGATGATAATATGTACACAGATTGACCGTGTAAACCATTTTTTCACCTTCATTTCAATGTTCCATCTAATTTTGCAAGCAATTTTTTCGCTGCCCTTTCAAACTTTTTTCGTTTCTCCGGTGTTGCAATTGATTGAATATGCTCTATCATGCGGTTGAATGAATGCTGCACCGCATCCAGGTCGGCAGAAAATACTTGCATGTCCGTGTCGGCCGCGGATTGTTTGACGGCTGCAATTTCTTTTTGCATTTGTTCCACACGTTCCGCTTCCCTGGTTTTGGACTCCGCGATCTGTGACTGAAGATTTTTGATTTCTGTCTGCATCTCCTTTTCTTTTTTCTTGTCGGTCTGCTGGTCGAGTTTCCCCTGCAATTCGCCAATTTCGGCGTTCAATTCCTTAATAGTGGATTTCGCCTTTTTCCGGTCCTCCTTGGCTTTTTCTTCTTTTTCTGCTAGTACGTCTTTTTGTGCGGCAAACAGCGTCTGCAGATTGGCCGCTTTTTCTTCCGCATCCTTTTGGGCTTTGATAGCATCCTGCAGCTCTCTGGTACTCATATCCTGTATATTATGCGATCCTACAAATTTTTCCCGTTCATCTACGGTCGGAAATGACAGCAGCGCCACGGCTTGCGTGTAGGACAATTCTTCAAATGCTTCTGGATCGGTGCCTAGCAACGGATCCATGCCCTTATCGCCGTACTGCTCAAATATTTTGATCAGGTTTTGCGCTGTTCGGTCAGAATAGCTTACATTTTCCTGCAGCCATTCTCCCCAGTGTCCGTGATCGACTAATGATTTGGCTTCTGCGAGCCGCCTTCCAATTTCTATGGAAGACGACAACATGATTTTCTGCGTTTGGCGTTTGATAAAATTAATTTCCGTTGCTACAATTTTCGCCGTTCGTATTTCTGTTACTGTCGATTTTGCATCTATCACATCATTCATGCTAATTTCACTCCTTTATTTTTGAGGGGATCTAAAATTGTCTGCTGGTATAGGCGGATAAACGCTTTGATCGGCGTTCCCGCTTTCGCTGTTTCATTGAACTTGGTCCGGCATTGTACCATGTGCCAGGAATCCGGGTATACCTCCATCGTGTAAAACGGTGTATCCGGATCTTTCTTTTCCCGGATGAACAATATTACCGTTTTCCCCATCGCGTAGTCTTCGATGTACGTCGCGACGCAATTGTGATTATGCCCGCCTTCGTCAATTAGTTCATCCGGTGTTTCTGCCGGACGGATACAATACGCATTCGTCTCGAAGCGAAGATATTCCAACGTTTTGCACTGTTTCTTTATTTTTTCCGCATACGTAGCATTCCTCTTTTTCGCATCCAACCGCCGGAAATCGTCCCGTTCTTTTGCTTCTTCTTCGCGTTTTAGATTGATCAGGTGTTTTGTTTCCTGGTGTGCTTTGTGCAAGTCTTTCGGCCAGCAGATACTTTTGTCGGTCATATCATAGCCCAGCGATCGGCATTCGTCGGAATAATCCATGTAATCGTGAATGAGATTTCCCATATCCCATCGTTTTGGCCCCATCTTTTTTATCTTGCGCTGCTTTTCGCTGTATTGGCACAATTTGCGGACGTCCGGAAGGTGCATTCCTCTGGTTATCTGGATCCACGATTGTTTTCTGAACGCATCCGCTTCCTGCAGCGTAATATGTTGTCCTGCCTTTTGTGCAAGCGCAAAAATATTGAATGATTTTGTTTCGATCGGCCCATTTTCCCGCATAAATTGTTTGTCTAGCTTCGTCAGTTTGAATTTCAAAAACTTCCGTCTGTCTTTTGCCCGCCAGTTGATACATATGTCTGTCTCGCCTTGCTGATAAACCCGATCAAATGCAATATCGACCATACCGCTTTTGACCAAATATTCCAACGATGGATATTTGCAATACCCTCGTAAAAACTGTAGCGCGTCCCAGGCATAACTGGATTCGGCACGGTATTGTTTGATCGTTTCGAAAAAGCAGCAATATTGAAACGCCTTCTTTTTCAGTGTTCGCAGAAAACTATTTTCGTCCCAATACCCCGTATAACCGCGGTTGTACCATATCTGGTAGCGACCACCCAGCCCCTTTTGCTGAGTCCATGGCGAACCAATTCCGTCTCCTCCTATTTCCGAACTATATAGCGGTGCCCACGGCATCCATGGCTCGAATTGATGCGTGTCTTTGTCGTACCATGCATCCCTCTTGTACATAACAAATTCTTCGCCTTTTTTTTGAACATCCATAGCGTCACCGGATAATAGATTGTTTGGCATGTTCTGTAATCGCCCTCGATCGACCGTACTGCTAACAGTCCTTTTGCTAAAATCACAGTTGGATCTTTGATGGAGCTTTCAAAAAACACGATATACTGCATGATCGTTTTCGCTTTCCGGCCCTGATATCCAGAAACCAGCCACATTTCACCCCCACAAACTGGGCATTTTTCCGGTGGTTCCTGTCCATAGCCGTTCCAGGCCAACGAAGAAAGTCGCCAATCTTCCGGCAGTACGAATTCGTGATGGCAGCGTGTGCAATGTCCGATTCGGTCTTTGACGCGTACCTTGTCTGCCGATCGTCCGTTTTGTGCTTGACGGGCCATGTAATCTTGTATGGCTTGCTTGCCATGTGTTACCACGATGTATTGATTTTTCATGCTGTGGTCGTAGATGTATTTTTGCTGCCGTTCCGTCGGCATGAGTGACCGAAAATGTGAGAGGACTTCCTCGACTGTCGGTATCGTTTTTTTTTCATATGCCCTCCTACTCAAATAAGTCAGAAATATTCACATGGGAGGGCTGTAAATCCGCATTCGCTTGCGGTTTTACGGTGATTTCTCCAGCAAATCCGAAATAGTCAAAAATGTCTGCA